TGGTTGCCACGATAACGGGAAGCCCGTGGACGTGGCAACCATCCGGAGGTGGCATCTCGACCGGGGATGGGCCGATATCGGTTATCACGTCGTTTTACAGCCCGATGGGCAGCGGGATAAGGGCCGGGGGCTCAGGGAGAAGGGCGCAGGCGTTGAGGGAGCCAATGAGGGTTCTACCCACGTCTGCCTGATCGGCCGTGACCGGTTTACCGCCCAGCAGTTTCACGCCCTGCGCTATTTCATCGATTCCATGGTGACGACCTACTCGATCAAGCCCTGGGAGTTGTATGGGCATTACCAATTCCCGAGCGCGATCAAGCTGGGGAAGACCTGCCCCAATATGGACATGGCCAGGATCATCACCTGGTACCACCTGGATCTGGACGAGGCGATCAAGCCCTATCTGCTGCTGGATCAGTAAAACTGATTGAGTTTATAGATCTGATCAGTTTAGCTTATGGGAGTAGTACCACGATGAACCATGGAACCCCTGACGATCGGACGATCCCGCCGTGGAACTATTTCTCCTGCCGCTTTTCGGCATCTCGCTGGCCTGCAATGCCTTCCTCTACCTAAAAGCCCGCCACAAGCCGCCCGTTCGTCAGGAATCCTACGACGCAAGAGCGCTGCTTCACGACCTGACCTCAGGCGTTGCCATTATCGAGGTGCGTAGGATTGCGCCTACGGACGTTTTCCTGAGGTCTCCCCGCCATGGTTGAGATCACGAACGTCTGCATCGGCATTCAGGCCCGGACGAATAGCAGGCGCTTTCCCAGAAAGGCGTTTGCGCTTCTCGATGGCCAGCCCCTTCTCTCGCATGTGATCGGCTCCTGTAAGAGGGCTGCGCGCTTTGTGAATCGTCACACCGGAAAAACGGGCGTGCATGTGAGTATCGCGCTCCTCGTTCCTTTCGGTGATGAGATCAAAGACAAGTTCAGGCATCTCGCGTCCGTCATCGAAGGGCCTGAGGAGGATGTGCTCGCGCGCTACCAGGCCATGTCCGATCAGGTGAATGCCCAGTACATCGTGCGGGTCACTGGTGACTGCCCGCTCATTTCAGAGACTGTCATCCAGAAGTGCATCAATAACGCGATCAAGGATGCCTGCGACTACTACTCGAACGTCGAAGAGACCTGCCGCACCTGGGCTGATGGGATGGACTGCGAAGTCATCTCTTCGAAGCTCCTTCGCTACGCTTTTGATCACGCAACGGAGGCCCCTGACCGTGAGCACGTGACGACCTTTCTCCGCAGGGAGCCTCCCGAGTGGGCCCGGTGCGGGACGTTCTTCAATGACGCCTTTGACCAGGCCCATTTCAAGTTCTCGGTCGATACGCCTGAGGACTTAGAGCGCGTGAGAGAAGAGTTCGAGAAGATCAAGAAGAAGCGCCAGGCTGCCCAGGAGAAGTTTGGCAAACAGCTGGTTCACCGGTTCTAAGGGAGGGATGAGATGAAGCGCTGTAAGGGCTGTGGGACTGAAAAACCGCTAGCCGAATTCTACAAGGATTCTACAAGTCGCGATGGTGTGCGCGGCAAATGCAAAACATGCCTTTTAACCGCCACGCGTGAGTATCGGAAGACGGAAAAGGGTCGACAGGCCGCAATCTTGGCCACGCGCAAATATCAGAGCACAGATCGGGGTAAGCTGGTCCTGGATGCATACAAAAAATCCCAAGACAGATGGTTAGCAATAAGGCGGTATTGGAAAACAGAAAACTATAAAATGCGGAACCGCGTTTATGCCCGGGTTAGAAAAGCACTGATGACGGGAAAGCTGATCCGACAAGCATGTGAGATTTGCGGTGATCCAAATTCGCAGGCTCACCATACCGATTATAGCAAGCCACTAGACATTACGTGGCTTTGTCGCATCCATCATTTGGCAGAACATGGAAGGGCTGCCCATGCCGCATAAGTGGAAACCACCAAAATGGGACTACCAGCGGCGAGCTATGGAGTGTATTGCTCAGGGTTCGCTGACAAACAGTAAGAGGCCCTCCTGTTTGATCGAGGGAATCTACCCTACTCATCTAGCTACCGGTCATGGCGCTTATGTATGGGATGTTGAAGGAAACAGGTTCTTAGACTTTATCTGCGGCCTGGGCTCAAACATCCTGGGCTACGGGCACCCGGAAGTCACTGAAGCCATCATCCACCGGGCGCACCAGGGAGCGACGCTTTCGCTCAGCTCCTATACTGAGCTTTTCACCGCTGAGAAGGTCAAAGAACTCGTCCCCTGGGTCGAGCAAGTGAAGTTCCTAAAGACAGGCTCCGAAGCCTGCCAGGCAGCACTCAGGATCGCCAGGGCCTATACCAAGCGGAACCGCGTCTACACCGAAGGATATCACGGGTGGTCTGACGAGTTCGTCTCGCTGACCCCTCCCGCATTGGGAGTGATGCATCATCAGTGGATCCGGAAGCTTGAGGCGGCCGAAATCGAGCCCGATACAGCTGCCGTCATCATCGAGCCCGTCATGCTCGATACAAGCGACGACCGAATTGCCTGGCTCAGGCAGCTGCGGGAATTCTGCACGCGTAATGGAGTCGTTCTCATCTTCGATGAGATCATTACGGGCTTCAGGTATCCAGGTTTCACCGTAGCTCAGCATTACGGCATTCAGCCGGATCTCATCTGCCTGGGGAAGGCGATCGCCAATGGGATGCCCTTGTCAGCAGTCGCAGGCAAGCGCGATCTCATGAGCGGACAGGAGTATTTCGTCTCTTCGACCTTTGCGGGCGAGACGCTGTCTCTGGCCGCTGCCACAAAAACGATGCAGCTCCTTCAGACGAAATATCGACTTGAGCACCTCTGGGAGAAGGGCGGGCAATTCCTAAAGGCCTTCAATTCCATCTGGCCCGGGATGATCCAGATCGAAGGGTATCCGACGCGGGGCTACTTCAAAGGCGATCCCGAGGTGAAGGCCAAGTTCTGGCAGGAGGCTTGCCGGGCAGGGATTCTCTTTGGCCCCTCCTGGTTCTTCAACTTCCACCATATATCCGTCATGGATCAGGTTCTGAATACCTGCTCAGACATTTTGACCCGGATCAGGACAGGGTCTGTACAACTTGAGGGCAAAGCCCCTCAGAGTCCATTTGCCGCCAAAGTGAGGGAGGGAAAGGCATGAGTGAGATTGATACAAAGATCCAGGCACTCGTCGAATGGCGAGAGAAGCTGAGAAAGATGGAGATGGAACTGAAGCATGAGCAGGGGAAGTTCGGCGAAGCCTTCGGCGCATTTCTGAAGGACAACGTCGGCGTTTCCGAGAACTTCCACCTGGTGGATCTCATCCAGAAGCTCTGGGAGAAAGCCGCGTGATCGCCTACGGCTACGGGAAGAACGTCAGTCTCGGGCCGCTCGATCGCCATTTCATGCATCTGATCAAGGAATGGCGGAACGATTACGCGACCTGGCGCACCTGCAGGCAGAACGATCTCATTTCGGATTACGCCCAGGAGAAATGGTATGAGCGCCAGGCGCAGGATCCGTCGATCAAGATGTACATCATCAAGGCCGAAGGAAAGCCTGTCGGCGTCTGTGGACTGACGTCGATCGACCCCTGGAACCACAGGGCTGAATTCTCCCTCTACATTGCACCCAATGAGCGTAAGCATGGGCACGGGAGGGCAGCCCTTCAGACGCTCGTTAGCCACGGCTTCTATACGCTCGGGCTCAACTGCATCTGGGGTGAATCGTTTGAGGGCAATGCCGCCCAGAAGATCTTTCAGGACCTGGGGTTTAAGCTCGAGGGCTCAAGGCGCGCATTTTACTACCGCGAAGGCGAGTATCTCGATGCGCAGCTTTACAGCCTGCTCAGAGATGAGTGGTTCTCGCACGCTGCTTACCCGAACAAGATCCCGCTTCGGATGGAAGACTGGCAGCGGTTCAATCAGGCGGGGCAGCCTGCTTACTCTAGAGCCGTAGGGTGAAGCGCGTGCTCTGGCTCGGGATCGTGATCGGAGTGCTCCTTTCGATCGCGCTCCTGGCCTTGGGGCTCCTCCTCTTCGGCCAGCGGCCGAGCCCGATCCCCTATGATAAGCCTGCGCCTCAGCAGCTGGTGAGATCGGGGCGGTTTACCTTCAAGCCCGAGCCCGTGAAGCGGAAGCCCGTCGTGAACGATGACGTTAAGGCGTATTTGGCTGAGAAAGAGCAGCGTTAGCTGGATCCTGCTTACAGGTAGCAAAGCCACCTTCTCCGCCGCAGTGGTAGACCTTGCCTCGGCAAATGGCTGTCCAGGAGTGAGTTGAGGAGAGGAACGCGCGTCGCTGATCAACAATTTGGATTTCTTGGGGAGGGCAGCCAACCTGGGGCGCAGTGATCGATTGGCGCTTTTTCATCCCCGAGCACCCAGGGCCTGATGCGAGGAATAGGGCTATTCCCATGAGAATGGCAGTTTTCATGCTTTGAGTATCGGTCGGAATTCCGATCAAATGAATGTGTCAAAAAAAGCACAATCGAAAGGGTTTACCTCTCGATGATCAGATCGGAGACCTTAAGTCCGAGAGCCTTGGCGCAGCGGATCAAGGTATCAATCCTGGGATTGCCGGTACGTTGCATAAGGCGATGTACGTTTTGGGCTGAGCCCTTCTTGTAGCCCATGGCGAGCGCAAGCTGGCGCTTAGATATCTTGCGGGTTTCGCAGATTTTCTTGATGAGAAGCCGGGCCATTTCTGAAGCTTACGCCAAGATTTAAGTCCGCGAAATTCTGTCTTAAATGAGAGTATCTCACGTGTGAGACTAGCTATTGCCGAATTGGCAATTCCGGCTTGCCGCTCTGGTGGCGGTATTCCGCTGGGGATACTTAAAAAAATGAAATTGCGCATATTGCATTTCGCGCGACCGCACCGTATGTAGGGGCCCGTCAGGTTTTTGTGTGGTGGGGCACTCAATGAAAAAGATCAGTAAAAAGTCGCGACGTGGGATTGAGATCAAGTTGACTGTCGCTCAACTTAAAGAAATGTGCGCATGGGTCCTTTACCTGGCCAATCTAGACGATCTTGATGACTCGATCGACGTTGATCTTCTGATGGGTGTCTGCACGGACACCTATTCTAGGATGGCTCAGATCCTACAACATGCGACGCTTCAAAAGCGCTTCGAGCATCTTGGTGATGGTGACCAGCCCCTGGCGGTCAATGGCGCCAAGGGCCCAGAGAAGAGGCAACGGAATCGTCGCCAGGTCAAGCCGCGGGGGCAGCTCCGGCGCGTGATCAAGCCGCGCATGAAGTTCCTTCAAGCTGGCGAGAATTTCATCAATCGTTTCAGTTGATGGGACAGGATGATCCGACGTCGCACGGACGTGCTCTTCAATCGCTACGAGCGCGTCCATTGCGCTAATCGGGGCGAATCGGGCGGAGGGTGGCTTTTCTGGGTCGAGCAGTTCCGAGACGGTGATCCCGAAGCCCTTGGCGATCTTCTCCAGGCCCTTGATTCCTGGGTCAGTTTTGCCGGCGAGATAGCGGCTCAAAGTATAATGCTTTAGGCCCATTGCTGCCGCGGCCCTTTTCTGATCCCAGTTCAGCTTCTGGATCATCCGGCCAAAATTTCGGTTTAAAATCGAAAGAGTATCCTTAGACATTTTTTGCAATTTTTAGTTGCAGTTTTTGCAAACTGGATCTATAACCTGATCATGAAGAGCCGTGCATCCCAAAAGTGGATCCAAGACTGGATGATCCGCTGGCGGGTAACTGGATCCGAGTTAGCGAATGAACTGGGGATTGCCCCTAGCACGCTATGGCGATTCCTGAACGGTAAGACGGTGCGCATGAGGTACCCCAGCATAGTTGTCCTGCGCGAAACGATGGAGCGAATCGAAAACCGAATCGCTGAGCAACGGCAGGCAAGCTGACGGCTACCTGAATGTAATGTGCAACGCAACATTGCCTTGCGCAAGATGTGCGTCTTTGGCGCGGATGGAGAAATATGTCCACATTAACCGATTTAGTTGCGGACGAGTTCGTAACCGACAGCGATCTGGACGAGTGCCTGGACATGTACGCGCGCGGATTCATCAGCAAGGCAGAGCTTTCCGACCGCCTCGAGTTCCTGCTTCACCTGGCAGAGAACCGCGCGCAGCGGAAGCTGTACGGCGCGTGTGAGCCGGATGATCCGTATGCCAAAGCTGGGGCCTGGGACGATTCATCGGGGGATGAACATGAAAAAGGAGTACCCGCATGATCATTACCAATCACTCGAACCTCCCCCAGCCGCTCTTTGAGGCGGTCTCAAACGACAGCTATTCGAAGGGCAAGGCCGATATCTCGGTCACTCAGCTTCTCGATCCGCCTCGGAAGGTCGCGCTCACTGAGCAGCACTGGGATGAGATCACGGAAGACTGCTCAGACCGCATCTGGTCGCTCGTCGGCCAGGTGATGCACGGGATCCTAGAGCGCGCCAATACGACAGGCGTTGCTGAGCGTAGGCTTTACGTGAAATGCGCAGGGTGGACGGTCTCAGGGAGCCAAGATGCGTACTACGCGAATGGTCTCCTTCAGGACTATAAATTCGTGACGTCGTGGAAGTTCAAAGGGGGAAAGGCGCCGATTGAATACGAGGCTCAGGCTAACCTCTATGCTGAACTCCTTCGCGCCAACGGGCACCCCGTCAGGAAGCTTCAGATTGTAGCCATCCTGCGCGACTGGAGCAAGATCGAGGCCTCCCGGGACCCTGAGTATCCCCAGAAGCAGGTCATGATCATCAATGTCCCGCTCTGGCCCGAGGCTGATGCGCAGAAGTTCATGCGGGAGCGCGTAATCCTGCACCAGCAGGCGCGGGTTGAGCTTCCCCTCTGTACGGCTGAGGAGCGCTGGGCTAAGCCCGACGTATTCGCCGTCATGGCGCAAGGGAAGGCCCGGGCCGTGAAGCTTTACGAGAGCGAAGAAGAGGCTCATGCGCACGCGAGCCAGAACCCAGCTTATTTCGTTCAGAAGCGACCGGGGGAGAGTACGCGCTGTAAGCACTACTGCTCGGCTGCCAAGTTCTGTTCGCTTTACCAAGCCATTCAAGAATCAAAAGATGACCAGCCAGCCTTGGGCAAGCAGGCTGCGTCGTAATCTACAGGCCCAATGGAGTGAATGCATATGCAATTCCCAGAATGGGGATCCGGAATCGGAAAGCACATACTGAGACTGAAGGACGGTGACTCGATCCAAGGGGTGTTCCGGGGTGAGATCACCCGGTTCTATCAGCATTGGAAATCGGGCAGGTCGATCATCTGCCCGGGGAGAGACACCTGCGATCTTTGCCAGAGCGAGAACGAGGATGACAGGCGCGCCAATGGACGCTTCAGGATCAATTTCTTGATCTATGTCGACGGCCAGTGGGGAGCCAAGGTGTTTGAGGGCGGAAAGCGCGTCTTTGAGCAGCTGAAGGCGCTTAATCAGGACTGCCCGCTTGAGAAGATGCGGGTCAGGATCTCAAAGTCGGGAGAAGGGAAGAATTCCCAGATTGTGATCTCGCCTGTTCCCGGTGAGGCGGGGCTGATCAAGCCTGCGGTTGAGAAGGAGCTTCAGTCAGTCGAGCTGATCGATCTTGCGATGGGTGAGCAGGAGGAGAAGGAGCTTGAGGAGGCGCCTTTCTAGTGTACACGAAAGACGAGCGCGCAGCGGTGTGGGCGACACTCGGTTTGGGGATCGCAGCGATATCGGCAGCGATCTATATTCTGGGCATGGAAGCCTTCTGAGAGAAGGACGAGAGATGAGTAATCGAACGATGAGAACGGATGATGAAAAGCGCCAGATTGTTACGCTGATCGACAAGCTTGTCAGCGAGGGCAAAGGCGTGAATGAGGCCTGTAAGAAGATCGGGATCAACCCGACCCTTTACTACGGCTGGCGGAAGACCTTGCCTCCGGTTAAGGCGAAGGTCACTTCGCCCAGCGCCTCAACGCCTGCGCCCATTGAGACCACAAGCTTTGACGTCCAGACGGGGATTACGGTGACGATGCAGATTCCTCCTGGCGTCTTGGAATCCATGGTGAAGAACGCGATTCAGGAGATCCTGACGAGCAGGCTTGCGACGATCTTTCAGCAGCCTGCGGTACCGTTCAACGGGACGCTTCTGGGCAAGGCCTATACGGAATCGCACAATTCAACAGCAGCGCAGTAGGTTGGGGTGGGCAGATGCGGGGTGGGTCAAGGCGAAAGGAGACCCCCCGTAGCTGGGCTCGCCCTGCATCTGAGAAGTGGGGGGAACAATGAAAGCAGAAGTGATGCGGCTTGACCGTGACTGGTGGAAAGAGGACCGAAAGCCAACCCAGGCCAAGGCCATGATTGTAAGGCCCAAGGTAAAGGGTGTTCCCAGTCAGTTCTTTTCGGTCAAGGAGATCGCTGCGCGCCTCAGCGTGAGCATCGATCGGATCTATGATTACATTCGCCTGCGGGAGCTGGATGCCCAGCCCATAGGGCGCACCTGGCGGATCAGCCTTGAGGCTCTTGAGGCATTCCTGGAAACGCAGCGCCTGAAGCGGAGAGTGGGCTGATGCCTCAGTACAGGGAAGGGCGGAAAGCCCCCTGGATGGTACAATGGCGGGACATGGGGAAGGTCAAAACCCGCTCATTTACCCGGAAACAAGACGCAATTGAGTTTGAAGGCAAGGTTCAGATTGACCGCCAGAGGGTGAAGGCCGGACTTGCCGCTCCCCTGGATGAGATCCTGCTCATTGACTTTGCCAAGCGGTGGATCAGGAAGCGCTATGCCGAGATGCCGCTTGGGACGGTCAAGAATGACGATTCGAGGCTCAAGAACTTCTGGCTCCCCAGGTTTGGGGTGAGGCCCATGCAGAGCATCTCGACTGCTGAGGTTCTCGAGGCATTGGATGAGCTTCAATACGAGATGAAGAAAACGGTCGCGACCCGGAATCGGTACCGGGCGCTCATGCACAAGCTCTTTCAGGACGCCTTCATGGAAGGCAAGGTCTTGGTCAATCCGATCAGCCGAATTCCGCTCAAGCCCGAGCCGATCAAGTCCAAGCAGGTTCTGAGCTGGGAGGAGCAGGGGAGGTATCTTGAGGCCCTCCGGGCAGAGGGGATTCACTACTGGATGCTGGGCCAGCTCCTGCTTTGGACAGGCGCCCGGATCTGCTCGGCCAATGCGCTTCAGTTCCAGGATATCGACTGGGAGGCGTCCGTCGTCCAGGTCAGGCGCCTTGAGGACCGAGCCTTGGGTGAGGTCGTGGAACGCCAAAAGGGGAAGGGCGAAGGAGGGGAGACCCTGGTGCCCCTCTTCCCAAGGCTCAGGGATGCGATTGATGCATTCCGGAGTGAGACGAAATGGACCCGGCCTCAGGACTACATCGCGTCAAAGCCTGAAGGGGGATTCATCCCTTACGACACGTTCAAGGATGTCCACAGGCGGGCGATCACCGAAGCCAAGGTCACCCGGGTAACGATCCATGACCTCAGGCGGACGTTCGCGACGAATGCCGAGCGCGCCGGGTACTCCAAATCTGAGATCAAGGACATGCTGGGTCATTCGACGGTGCTTGTGACTGAGCGGTACACGAAGAAAGACATTTCGCACTTGGTTGAGAAGGGCAAACGGATCGGCTTTGGAGCTGGCCTGCAGGACGTCGTGGTGTCGATCACCGGGGGGGCCAAGCGGTGAGAATCTGTCAGCCAGGTGTCAGCCAAGATTTCGGTCGGTCCCAGGACTTTTGTCAGCCAGAATCAGAATTCCTGAATGAAGTCTGGTGCCGAGGGGGGAACTCGAATCCCCACGATCCTTTCGGATCCCAGGATTTTAAGTCCGTCCAACGGGTTTTCGTAAACCACAAGAAAACACAAATTTCAACGCGATCACCGAGGCTTAGTGCCGTTTTGGCATTGGGCGGTTTACCGGCTTTTTTGGCGGTTTTCGAGCCCTCTGTCAGCCAGGTGTCAGCAGAGCATTGAACGCAGTACCCGCGCCGGCAGGACGCTGGGCGGGGGTCTACGCAGGAAGCGGTCAACGATAAACGAAGGGGGCAACAATGCATTCGAAGATCACTCGCAGCACGCTAGGACTGCGGCAGGCCATTTTTGACGAACTCGACAAGGTGCTGGCCGGCGAATCGACACCGGCTCGAGCCAACGTGGTCATCAAGGGCGCCAGTCAGATCATCGCAATCTCGAACATGGAACTCGACTACGCGCGCTTTCTCGCTTCGATGGGCAAAGCGGGGCTTCAGCCTCAGATGCCCGAGCCGCTCATGCTGGGGAACTGACCATGGCCGTCTGCCTCGTGTGCGGGATCACTCACGGGGAGAAGATTGGGGACGACGTATTTCAGATCTACCTGAATGCGTCGTCCAGACTTCTTTTCAGGAATCTTCGCAAAGCAATCGACATTCAGTCTCTACCAGCCCCGCTATGTGCGGAATGTGTAGAGGAATTCAGATCCTGGCTCGACAAGCGGATGCCGCTGATGGCGGCGGAATTTGGCGTTCACGTATTGAGTGCCCGCCTCAAGCACCAAAGTATCAGGGATGGACTTGAGCGAGCGCGAAGAGAGGGGAAACGCATTGGTAGGCCGGCGAAGCATTCCGAGGAATTGAAGAACAAGGCCTTCAATTTACGAGAGCAGGGCATGAGCTATCGGCGGATTAGCGATTTCCTGGGGCTGGCTGGGGGCACTGTGGCCAGAAGGATTGTTGAACGGGTTCGGGCGGAGCGGCGTTGGGAATCAGGGGGGCATCGTGGCGCGCATCAGGTACATCAAGCCGGAGTTCTTTGAGGACGTTGGGCTGGCGGGTCTCAGCCGGGAGGCCAGGCTCCTGTACGTGGGTCTGTGGTGTTTCATGGACAGGCAGGGAATCTGCGACGGCGATCCGCGTCTGATCAAGCGGAACATCTTTCCATATGACGACGACCTGACCGCGAAACGGGTCGCAGAGCTCATCCAGGAGCTAATTGACACCGGACGAATTCGTGGACTGATCCACGAGGGCAAATCGTATCTCTATTCGCCCACATTCAAGAAGCATCAGAAGTGTCACCCGAAGGAGGAGGCGAAGTTCGCGATTCCTGAGGAGACATTGCTAGACACTTGCCAGCCAGTTGCTAGCAAGTGTCCGACCACTGACAAACCACCTGCCAATCCGCCTTTAACTTTAACGGGTAACTCTAACTTTAACTCTAACGGGGAACTGAAGGTGATCCGCGGACACAAGCCGCGGCTCAACCCGGCAGCGAAGACCGAATCGAAATCTTCGGGGGTCTGGGAAGCCTACCGAGAAGAATACCTCGCACGGTGGAAGGTCGACCCGAAACGGAACTCCCGGGTCAACTCTCAACTCTGCCAGCTCGTCGACCGCCTGGGAGCCGAGGACGCCGTCCAGGTGATCCGGTTCTACGTCCATCACCCCGATGCCTACTACGTGAAGTGCCGCCATCCCGTCGGCGCCTGCCTGCTCGACGCGGAGAAGCTTTACACCGAATGGAAATCCAAGCGGGTCATCACCCGGGTCGAGGCCCAGGCGATGGAGACGGTCGAATACCAACGGGGTCAACTCGAACGTATTGCAGCGGGGGAACTATGACTGCAGACGAGATCAAGAAACTGAAGGCGCTCATCGTGGCAACGTCGCTTTACTACGGGCACCGGATCCCCGACGAGGTCTTGGTTCTCTACGTCGAGGACCTGGCCGATCTCGACTATCCGGCTGTGGCCCGGGCGATTGGCGAGCTCAGGCGCGACCCCCGGACGACGCGCTTTCCGCTTCCGGCCCTGATCCGGGATCGCATCCAGCCTGCTGACACGAGCGAGAACGAGGCCCGGGACTCAGCCGCCCGGATCGTGGCCGCCGTTGCCCGCTACGGTTGGAGTAACCCCATGCGAGCGAAGGAATACGTCGGGGAACTCGGCTGGCACGTGGTTGAGCGCCAGGGCGGATGGCTGAACGTCTGCCAAATGCTGACCCATGACAACGTGGGATTCCTCCAGGCGCAGTGGAGAGAGGCGGCGATATCGGCGCAGAGGCTTGCGAGGATGGGGAGACTCGATCAGGCACCTAAGCTGCCCAGCTCTCGTGGCGGACTTCAGGCGATTGGACAGGCATCCGGTCCCGTGAGTGGGTTGGCCAGAATCGAAGATCAGATTCGGGATCTCAGAGATCGTGCTTGGTCGGAATCGGGCGGAGTTCTGAAGCTTCCGGAGGACACGTCCGCATGAGGAGCCAGAAATACGGCGCTCGCCGCTGCGAGTTTCAGGGGTATTCATTCGCAAGCCGGCTTGAGCGTGGCGTTTTCCTACTCCTGAAGGCGATGGAGCAGGCGGGCGAGATCAAGGTGCTCAAGGTGCAGGATGAGGTGCGACTGAGCGAGGCCAGGATTATCTACAAGCCCGATTTCAAATTGTGGGACTTTCGCACCGGATGCGAGGCATGGGCAGAGGCGAAAGGTTTCGCGACTCGAGACTGGCTCATGAAGAAGAAGCTTTGGGCGTCCTACGGCCCAGGACCTTTGATGATCTTCATGGGCCGCGCTGAGAATCCGAAGCTAGTGGAGACGATCATACCGAAGGGGGCAGCAGAATGAGCATCGTTGGCGGCGGAAGGTCAATGGTTCGGACCTATCCGATTCCAGATAACTTCTGGGAAGTGATGGGGCTTATGGGTGCAATGGCAGGGATCTGCCTATGTGCATGGTGGATGATCAATCGGGGGAATAGATGAAATCGATCAAGGACCTGGTGCGTGAGATCGCCAGGCGCGAGGGGAAGAAGTCTCAGGTGGGGGTGGGCAATATCAGGGAGGTGATCGGCATCCTGAGTGACATGTATCTCGATCACTCATTCGCGATGAACGCGATTCTGTACAAGAACGGCCAGCGCCGGGCGAAGAAGGGGAAGAAGTGATGTGCGAGTGGTGCGACGTGATGGATGAAAAGGCGGATAAGCTCAAGCGCCTGGATGCCGAGGCGAGGCTGGCGCTTCTCAATACGCCGGACCTTTGGCCTGAGCTGCAGTGGGATAAACTTTCGAGCTGCCTGTGACGGGGGTTGAAATGGGCATGGGATTTCTGATCGGGTGCGTAGTCGGGGTGGGCATCATGGCCTTTATCACAGGCGCACGGGATGGGTGTCGTCATGATGACTGAGGTGAGAAGCACGGAAGAGCCGAGCGCGCTACTCGGCTGGATCAAGGGACTTCAACTCGGCCCCGATGACCATGGGTCTAAGATCCAGTTTGCGATGCTGCTCGGCCGAGGCGAGCTGGACTATCTCGAGATGGAAGTAGGCGCTTACACGGCGGGGCTAGACCGCGAGCCCTACTTGGCGCTCAAAGCGGACCGCGTGCCGTGGTGGGCGCTTAAGCGCGTGATCGGGTTTATCCCGAATCGGGCAGGTGAGCCGTGGATGCACTAGACACGGCGTTCATTGCGAGCTGCAGGGAGGTGGGGAAGTGATCGAGATCAGAGACAAGCGGAATGGTCATTCTCTTCTCGGATGGATCAAGGGCAAGAAGCTAGGGTCCTACCCAGTAGGGCTATGGATGACTTTTCCGATCCTGACGAATGCCGGAATGACTGAACTCAAGCTGGAGGTCGGCAGACTGATACCGACCAAGATGAAACCCTACTTATGCTTGAAGGCTGATAGGAGACAACTTCGGAGGCTCAGAAAGATACGGGGCTTTGTAGAGAACGACGGGAAGAACCGTCCATGAGCGCTCCCATCACCCTTCACGCCATCCTGGTCCGCGTCTCGACCACCGCAGACGGCGGCTGGCGCGTGACGCTGGATGTACCCCAAAGCGATGCGGATCAGGTGATGCGGCTCTCGGCGCTTCGGGACTGCGCGCTCGGGGTCGCGATCGTTCCTGAGACTGATAGTCAGGGATTAAACAGAGAAAAAACAGAGGAGAGGCCCATATGGTGAAAGGACGTTTCAAGCCAGGGCAGTCCGGGAATCCCAAGGGGCGGCCGAAGCTTCCTCCGGAGCTGAAGGCGATCGATAGCCTGACGAAAGACTCTCTTCGGAAGCTCGTCTCGAAGTTCCTGCACATGACCAGAGCCCAGGTGATGGAGATCGTCTCAGATCCAGCGACGCCTGCGATTGATCTCTACATCGCATCGATCATCCACAAGGGTGTGAACGAAGCCGACCCCGGCCGGCTTGAAATGCTTCTCAATCGCTCGATCGGGAAAGTGGTCGATGAGGTTTCCCACCAGTTCCCCCGGCCCACGATCATCGAGAAGCGGGACGGGACGCGGGTGGAACTCGGCTATGAGGCAGCCGAGCGGAAAGAGGAGGAGGAGAGTTGAGCACGATTGAAGTCGGTCCTGATCTTAAGATCGGCGACGGATGTAAGCCCTTCATAATTGCCGAGGTCGGCAGCAACTGGCGTGACATTCACGATTGCCTGAGATCGATTGAGGCAGCGAAAGAGGCGGGAGCAGATGCGGTCAAGTTTCAGCTCTTCAATGAGCAGGCGCTTTATGGCGTTCTCAGTCTCACGGATGCGACAGCGCCTGACTCGGATATCCCCCTTGAGGAACTTTATGCGCGCGGGAGCTTAAGAAAGCGCTTGCCGGGTGAGATGCCGCCTGAGTGGATCCCGCTCCTTTCAGCCCACTGCGATGAGCATGCGATTGAATTCCTGTGCTCGGCCTTCTCGCCCGAGCTTTACGACGTGGTTAACCCTTACGTCAGGATCCATAAGGTCGCATCCTCCGAGATGGCGCATATCCGAATCTTGGATAAGCTCAAAGGCTACGGGAAGCCCGTGCTCCTTTCAACCGCAGGGCATAGCGAGACGGAGATCCGGCTTGCGCTTAGGCGCCTGGGCGAGACGCCTGTCGTTCTCATGTACTGCGTAGGAGCCTATCCAGCACGGCGGACAGAGTTGTGGAAACTTTCGCGTTTCGCTCATGAGTTCCGGGTGCCCGCAGGGCTTTCGGATCATTCAACCGAGATCCTGGCCATGACATGGGGAACCGGTGCTTGTGTGATTGAGAAGCACTTTACGGTAATTCCCGACGTGATGACGCCTGACCGGCCGCATAGTCTGATCCCGTCTGAATTTAAGGAAATGGTGCAAGCGATCCGTGGGAATCTGCCTGAACAGAACGCCGACGACAATTCGATGCGGCTCCTGCATCACAGGCGCTTGATCGCCCTACGCGATCTTAAGAAAGGCGACGTTCTGTAAGAAGGCGAGACGTTTGGCATCTACCGCTCGCACGTGCCGTCACTCGACTGGCTTCCGCCTCATGCGGCTCCGAGCATCGAGGGGCACCGGGTCAGGGTGAACATTCAGGCGGGCCATGCGATTGGCCGCTGGGATTGGGATGGTGAGAGATGAGGGAAGACGAGAAGGCCTGGCTCGCCCAGGTGCAGGCGCGGGTGGATGCGGTGCCTCCTCCCCCGTGGACGTATGCGCACGGCGATGACCTAGACCACTGGGAGCTCTGGAACTCAGAGACCGGCGAGCATTTGGTTCAAGATGATTCAGGTGTAGAGCCTTCGACTGAGTTCTTGGAGTTTATAAGTCATGCGCGTTCAGACATCCCGCGTCTGCTGGCGCTGGTGGAGGAACAAGAGGCAAAGATAGCGGTACTTCGCGCTGAGGTAGCCGAATGGAAAGCTGCGGCTGAGCATCCATCTAGACTGGACAAGTGGCTGCAAGAATCTGAGTGGGCTATCAAGTGGGCAGAGGGTGAAAAGAAGCTCGCCCTGGCCACGGACGCGCTGGAGGAAGCCAAAGAGGGATTAATGTCTGCTGCGGAGACGCTAGGTAACTGTTGCGAGGAAAGATGTGTCCCGACGCACTTAGAAGTAGCGTCCAATAAGGCATATTTGGACGGCGCCCGCCAGGCCCTCGCCCAGCTGCGGGGAGAGGGGGAGAAGGGATGAGCGACATACAGATATTTCATTGTGGCCCACCCAAAGACCATATCTGCGATTCGGACGGTCCCGAGTTGTGTGGCGGCGAAAACCCAGACGGCACTTACTGGCAGGGGCTGGCAAGTGACCCAGAGAGCCGCAGGCGTGCTCGCTGGGGTTCGGTCTCGTGCTCTAAATGCGGAATGACCGCTATGGAGCGCGGGATGTGGGAGGGGCCATGACCGCCCCCTACTCGGAGCGGCTCAAGCGCATCTTGGCTGTAGTCGAACGCCAAGCGAACGACGCCGGACTTTGGTGCCAGCCTGGAACCATAGGCGAAGCATACGTGCAGTATGCCTTGAGGCACCTGCACGCTGCTATCGAAGGCGATGAGCAGATGGAGGCTTTCTATGGTGAGCAGTATGGCGAAGGGTAGTCACGAGGAGCGGGCCAGGGAGATAGTCGAGAAGTGGTTCGAAGGCATCCTTCGAGGTGAGGGCACCTTTGCGCAGATTAGAATTTCGGAGTCGGTTTACTTTGCGCTCGTGAACCGCATCACCGATGCTCTGGAGGCTTCAGCTGCCGAAGCGCGAGCCCGGGCGCTGGAGGAGGCTGGTGTGGTTCTGGCCAATGAGGTGGCTAGTTCGAACGCCCATTATGGCGCCGCGAGCTTGGCTATCCGTCGGCGAGACGCTCAACTCGCCTTGGCTAAGGAGGCTCTAGAGTTCTACGCTAGCTACATCCCACCACACCGGCCCATTAGCCCCGAAAGTGCGGACTTTGAACGCAACTTTGGTATTGGCAGAGTGGCGAGCCAGGCACTTGCCAAGCTAGCGTCCGCCAGGACGGACGAGGCCAACGGCCGAAGTCAGGAGGAGCCGCCCCGTGAGTGAAGTTGAGAAGAAGGCGGAAGCCTATGCGTCGGCCTGTGTCGACAATCCTCGCGACCAGCTCGATACACCCAGTGAGATGCGTTATCACGCCTACCTCGCCGGCTACCTTGAGGCGACCCAGGACGCGGTAGCGGCATGCGAGAAGGTGGGCAATGAGCCAGGATGCGACTACCCAGCACGGCGAGTGGCCGAGGAGATTCGCGCCCTGGCCGGGGAGGGGAAGTGAAGCGATGGAAAGCCGAGTGGAGGCTCTACTGGCATTGCCTATTTCGCTTCCATCGAAGCTGGCGGGCGTATGACAATTGCCGCGCCGATGGCTCTGGTGGCGATGTGTATTACCTTGGATGTGACGACTGTCAGGACGAATTTTGGAGACGTGATGACTATGTTGGTAAGACGCTTCTCTGGGAAGTCTAAGCGCCGCCCCGCCCGGCGCACTGGGGGGAAGAAGTGATGGGACGCGGTGTTACCATTCCGTTCAACTCCAACCTGCTTAAGGCGGAGCTAATTCGTCGCAGTTGGACCATTGAGATGGTTGGTGAGGCTTTAGGCGTGTCGCGACAAGCCGCAAACGCTTGGTTTGTCGCCGAGCGCATTCCGCCTAGATGGCTTTCTGATTTAACTGAGAAGCTCAACCTTGATGTTTCTTTCATCAAACAGGTGCTGGACTATCAAGATTCTCCTAAGGACTTGATGCGCGAGATTATCAAGCTCCGAAACGAGAATGCCAAACTGAAAGCCGCCATAGTGGCGCTTACCCAAGAGGACCCATGACCCCGAAGCGTGACCTGCTCGCCGAACGCGAAGAATATGAAGAGCGCATCGCCATCTGCATCCATGACGGCGGCTTAAGCGAGAAGGAAGCCTACCAGGTGGCCGACCGGGTGCTCTGGGACAAGATTCATGGGCGGGGGGCGTATGCGAAGAGGGAGGAGCGGGATGAGCACTAAGTCCACTATGGCCTATGGCGAGGGCTACCACTTGTATCGCGAGATGTATGAGGACGGTCTGTATCTGGAGTGGGATTGTGGCTCTACTCGGCTACTGCTGCAAATTTCAGAGACCCGAGCGCGAGACTTGGCTGCTGGACTTCAAAGATACCTGAAGGAGATAGCAGAGGATGCGGAGGAGTGAGGTGATTGTGGACCAGCTCATTATGAGCCTGAACACGAGGAAGCGCGCCTGGGAGGTTGCCGCTACCTTTGAGGGGCAGCTTGTCGTCATCGGTACCTATCGGGACAAGCGGGTGGCGCAAAAGGTCATGGCGGCTGTGCAGAAGTTTGCCCAGTTAGAGGAAGCCTGCAGGTACGAAGCGGTAAAGGCTGCCATACGGAAGCAGCCCCAGTTACCATAATCAACCTTATCGGACCCAAGGAGGTAAATCGTGCCGCTACTTGACCTAGATTCCTGCTCAGTATGCGGCGAGAAATTCGAGTGGGTCCACGACCTGAGCTTCCCAGTGCCCAGGCACAAGCCTTTCTGCTCGGCCGGCCGACCACTCACGGTCGAGGATATCGACAGGATGAAGGAGATGATGGAAAAGTGGGCGGCGAGCTTGCCGCCTGCGTTTGGAGATATTGAATAGCTTTCCCCGTGCGGAAGGAGGCCGGAAATGCCCAAGTTCCGCAAGAAACCCGTTGTGATTGAAGCCGTGCAGTGGTTCCCGGGAGTGGACGTTGATGGGGTACTTGAGAACGAGAACCCGCAAGAGATTTACGGCGTGGTGAGCACACTTGAGGGGTTTATGAAAGCATCCCCCGGTGACTGGATTATCACTGGCGTGAAGGGTGAAAAGTATCCGTGCAAGCCGGAGATATTTGAGGCGACGTATGAACCAGTAGAAGAATAGCTTTCCCCGTGCGGCGTGGATGGACACGCAGGAGCCTGGTTGACGGTGCAAGCCACGTGGAGGCGGATTTCTAGGGTCCGCCAAAATTGCACTTAGCCGGAATCAAGCCCGACCACGGGGAAAGGCGGCGGGATGGCCAACTGGGGCAGGTCTCACGGGACCACGGCGTTCGACCCGCCGGCCCGCCGCTGATTTCACTAGACAACCCGCACGGATCCCTTATTCCCTAAAAGACTGAGAAGGAGAAAAACGATGCCTAAGAAGACTAAGAAGACCGGCAAGAAATCGAAGAAGTAAGCCGCAGTCAAGCGAAGCGGGCCAGGAAACCCCAATAGCTCTATCCTCTCTGGCCCGCCTACCCTTTCCCATCAAGCGATGCCGAAACCCGATAAACCCACGCCGCCCGGGCAGTCGAAGAAATGGAAACGCGCGATCGAGATCATTGAACGTCTCTCGAACGCGGCTGAGTTCTTTGGACCCAAGGTGGAGCTTCCGCTCGAATCCCATCCCTGGGGGCGTGAGATTCTCATGCGGCAGACGTTTGGGAGAAAATGGCTCAAGGAGCTTTTGGAGATGCCGGATGACGAAACGACAGGCGGTGGGACGGGAGGAGTGCCGGGGCCGCAGGGTCCTCCGGGACCGCAAGGGCCCATCGGACCCGTTGGGCCCGCAGGCCCGGTTGGACCCGCTGGTCCGGCAGGTGTTCAGGGGCCGCAAGGCGCTCCTGGTCCCGCTGGACCTCCAGGTCCTCCAGGAGCACAAGGTCCTTCCGGTCAGCCTGGAGTACCTGGTCCTCAAGGCCTACCTGGACCGAAAGGTTTACCAGGTGCAGATGGGCTGCAAGGACCCCAGGGCCTGCCCGGGCCCCCCGGTCCAAAAGGTGATATCGGCCCTACTGGACTATCTGGACAGCCTGGATCCCCGGGGCCGCAAGGGCCCCAAGGTCCCAAGGGCGACCAGGGACCGCCTGGTCTGCAGGGCGCTCAAGGTCCCGTCGGTCCCCAAGGCCCGAAGGGGGAAATGGGTCCTCCAGGCGAACGAGGCCCAGAAGGTCCAGCAGGCAATCAAGGTCCAGTTGGACCAGCAGGTCCAAAAGGCGACAAAGGCGACCCGGGCGCGCAAGGCCCGCAAGGGATCCAAGGCGTCGCGGGACCTCAAGGCCCGGTAGGTCCGCAAGGCCCTCCCGGCCCAGCAGGCTCGGGCGGCGGCACGGGTGAAGGGATTCCGGGGCCTCCTGGCCCTCAAGGGCCGAAAGGAGACAAGGGTGATGTGGGTCCGATGGGGCCGCAGGGCATTCAGGGTCCTCCGGGCGTTGGCGCGGGTGATCCTGTTCCTGGACCACCGGGTCCACAAGGAGCGGACGGCCCGCCAGGCCCAGAAGGCCCTCCAGGACCTGCTGGCCCCCCCGGCGCCGACGGTTTGCCCGGCCCCGTTGGACCCAAAGGAGATCGAGGCGATCCGGGTCCATCTGGCCCAGCAGGCGTTCCTGGCCCAGTGGGACCACAGGGACCAGCCGGTCCAATAGGTCCAGTCGGACCCCAAGGCCCCCCCGGACCCGCGGGAGGAGGAGGCGGAGGAGGAGCGCTCCCCTTCCCGGTCATGACGAAGCGCACCTACTTTACACTGGAAGCGATGAACGCGGTCGTCGCCGTTTTTGGCCTCCCCTCGGACGCTGAAACTCAGGCGGTCTATTCGTCAAACGCGAAGCTTCTAGCCCTAAGAGTCCTTCAAGAACTTGGCGATGATCCTGCAACGCTCATGACGGTGATCAGTAAGCGCGCGTACTTCGCTGCCTGGATCATGAATGCCATTGTGAAGATCAACGGGATGCCAGAAAGCGACGCCGACCGTGCTACCGTCGCCCAGCAGGCGGTGGAATTCGCTGAGCAGGGGCTCACGGGCTTAGGTGAGGCGTCCAGTGATATGATTAGCGTGACGGGGTGAATGGTGATTGGGTGACCCAGCGCCAGAACGCCTTGAGGCGATTCAGTACGATTTCGGACAGTATTCGGCTGATGATGCTCCCAAAAATTCCGAGGATCCATTCGGTCATCGTACAACTCCTTTTGCCTAATTCCAGCGTGACGCCACTATTTAAGGTTAATCGATCGGACGGTTATCGGTCGAACCGCGGCTTTACCACTTTGATGAGTTGTCAGGGTGAATCGCGAATTGGGTGCGAAAAAACCTTTGTTTTTCTACTTATAAACAACAACTGATGCCTGAAACATTTGTTCCCCATTCTGATAAACAAGAGCAGCTGATTTTCTCCGACAATGAGTTAACCATCGGAGCCTTTGGAACCCAGTGGGGAAAGTCACAAGGCGGTGCTATCTGGATGAAACGCCAGATCCATGAGGGATCTGACGGAAAATCCGCATTCCTTCTCATGGCGCCGACTTACAAGATCATGCAGCAGTCGATGCTTCCTTACTTCCTGCACTACATGGAAGGAGCGGGGGATCACAAGAAAGCCGAAGCGGTCTATGAACTCTATACCGGTGACTTAGTATTCCTGCGCACCGGAACGGATCCCAATTCGATCGTCGGTATCCCGAGGGTCAAAGCCTACTGGCTAGACGAGGCGGGCCTGGCGTCACTTTACTTCTGGGAGAACGTACTCGCGCGGGCGGCTGCGATCGGCGCCAAGGGTCTCCTGACGACGTCCCCCTACACCTTGAACTGGCTCTACAAAGACTACATCAAACCCAAGCTTGCAGGCGGGCTCCCCAAAGTAAGGCTCCTTCAAGGGGCAAGCTGGGAGAATCCCTATCACTCACTTCATGACCCCAAGCGCCGGGCCGAGATGGAAGCGCAGATGGACCCCAGGCGCTTCAAGATGCTCTTTGGTGGAGAGTGGAGCTCGATGGTCGGACTCGTCTATGACTGCTGGGACGATGACCAGAACCTGGTCGAGCCCTTTGAGCTCCCCCCTGGGACGCGCTACTACGCAGGGGTCGACTGGGGATTCACAGACCCCTTTGCGCTCAAGGTGAGAGCTGTGACGCCTGACGGTAGGCACTACGGCGTCTCAGAGTTTTACAAGTCAGGGCTGACCCTGATGGATCAGATCGAGATCGCAAGACAAAAGCACCGCGTGTACGGCATTCAAACCTTCTGGTGCGACCCTAGCCAGCCCGGGTCGATTGAGGAGATGGGCCGGGCCGGGCTCCCGGCTGCTCCTGCTGACAATGACATTCGCCGCGGCATTGATCTTCATTATGAGTTGATCAAAACGCGCAGGTACAAGGAGTTCAAAGGGGCGTGCCCTTACTCAGCCGATGAAAGGCAGATGTACCACTACCCTGAACCCAAGGACCTAAAGCCTGATCAGGACTCAAAAGATCAGCTCCCTGTGGGCCAGAATGACCATGCGATGGATTGTGATAGGTATTTAACGCTCATGACCTACCGGGCGCAGTCGAAGAAGGCTCCCCGGGCGCCTGAGGCAGCCCCCGTAGAGGAGGACATTCACGCCCGGATGGAACGGCTCCGGAGGCCGAGCCGGAGGAACCAGTCTGAATCCTGGTCTTGATCATGGTATACTAGCCCTGTAAGCTTCCGCCTCGCAGTCCCACAATGCCGCATCCCCACAATTCCAGCCTGAATCACGCCTGAAAGGGCTTACCCCTGCTTTACGAGTACGCCTGCTCGAAATGTGAAGCGCGGTTTGATCTCTCGCGAAGGGTCGATGACCGGGATGATCCGGCGCCGTGCCCTTCCTGCGGTGAGGCCTCGAAGCGCCAGTTCACCGCTCGCGTCCATTTCGTGGGCGCCAAGGTCGAGCACGCCGAATGGAACCCAGGATTGGGGTGCATTACGAAGAGTAAGCGGCACCGAGAAGAGATCGCAAGGCAGCGGGGATTGATCGAAGTGGGCTCAGAAAGCCCCGAATCCATTCGTCAGCACTATGAACGAGAGAGACGCGAGAAACGCGAAGCCTCCTATGATCAGGCACTGAAAGAGGTACAGGAGCAGGTGAATGGCTGAGGTCATACCGGTCCTTGGAGAGCACCAGGCCTTAGGCCAGGGAATGAATTCCACAGAGCCGGCAGAGTATACGCCGTCTGAAGCCGAACGAAAAGCAATCGCGCTCGTCAACAAGCTCTTTGCCAAGGCGAAATCCTACCGCCAGCAGTACGACCAGCACTGGATGGATTACTACCGGATGTTCCGGGGCAAGCAGTGGAAGGAGCAGCGCCCCTCCTACCGGCATAGCGAGGTCATCAACAAGATCTTTCAGACGATTCAAAGCGTCGTCCCTGTCATGACGGATGCGAGACAGCGCTTTGAGTATCTGGCTCAAGACCCGAGCGACATGGAGTTTGCGAAAATCCTAGATGAGGTCGCTGAATCCGACTGGCAGAGGCAGAACTGGACGTTCAAGTTAGCCGAGATCATCTTTGACGGGCATTTCTACGGGACAGGTCTCTCTGAGTGCGGATACGACGGCAAGGCACGCTACAACCAGGGGCAGATCACGCTCGATTCGCTCGATCCCTTCTACTTCTTTCCAGATCCGGATGCCAGGGACTGTAACGAACGCGCAAGCTTCATGATCTATGCGGAACCGATTGAGGTTTCGAAGCTGAAAAGAGAGTATCCCGAGAAAGCACCTTTCATCAAAGCGGATCTGATCGATCTCGTCCAGGGATCCAAGACTGACGTTGACGTCGTCCGGTTCCGCTCGCCTGTCGATACCAAGACCATCATCGAAGGAACGAGCGTCTATGACGCCTCCGTGCGCGATCAGGCGCTCAAGATGACGGTCTATCTTAAGTCAGAAGAGGTCGAGGAGGAGGAAAAGCGCTCAGTCGGCCCCGATGGACAGGAAGTCGTCGAGTACGAGAAGCGCCTGAAATACCCGAACGGGCGAAAAATCTGTGTCGCAGGAGGCGTTCTCCTTCACGATGGGCCGAATCCATTCGATGACGGGCTTTTCCCCTATGCAAGACTCGTCAACTACATCGATCCGCGCACGTTCTGGGGAATCTCTGAGATCGAGCAGCTCCAATCGCCTCAGAAGATCTATAACAAGCTCATCTCCTTTGCGCTCGACGTCCTGACCTTGATGGGAAACCCCATTTGGATCTGCGATGACACGGCCGGGATCGATACTGACAATCTGGTCAACCGACCCGGGCTTGTGGTTGAGAAGACTCCAGGCACGGAGGTCAGGCGCGAGGAGGGCGTTCAGCTTCAGCCCTACGTCCTTCAGCTCGCTGAGACGATGCGGAACTCGGTCGACGAGATTGCAGGCTCCCAGGAGGTCTCTCGAGGCGTCAGACCCGAGGGGATTACGGCAGCAAGCGCCATTGCCAGCCTCCAGGAGGCAGCTCAGACCCGGATCCGGCAGAAATCCCGCAATCTAGACGCGTTCCTTCAGTCAGTCGGCCAGCTCTACAAGAACCGGGTCTTTCAGTTCTACACGACCCCTCAGATCATCCGCGTCACAAACGATCAGGCGGCATCCAAATACTTCAAATTTCATGTCCAGAATGAGCAGCAACCCGATGGATCGACTGTCAGGAAGGCCTACGTCAGGGATTACGTCCAAAATCCTGAGACGGGTCATTACTCAGAGACCCTGGAGACCCGGGAATTCATCCTGAGAGGGGATTTCGACGTGAAAGTCTCGACCGGATCGAGCCTACCCTTCGCGAAAGACGTCAAATTCAACCGTGCGCGACAGATGTACCTGGACGGTGTCTTTGACGAGGAGGAGTACTTGAAGGCTGCAGACATTCCCAACTGGCAGCCCATCCTCGAGCGCGTGATGCAGAAGAAGCAGGCTGAAGCCCAGGCCCAGATGGCAGCGAAAGGAGCGCCCCAAGCAGTTCCCGCTTGAGATTCCACGATTCTTGTGTGCTATAATTGCCGCATCGAGTAGTTCCACAATCCCACCTCGACACAATCCCCTAAAAACCGTCTGAAGTGCCCTTCCCAGGGAAGCCGCCATGCCAGAAATGCCGCCCGAAGCTCCACAAGGAGCAGAAGGAGCGCCCCAACCCGGGGGTGCCCAGTCTCTCATCGCTGAAACCCACACGAATCTAGCCCAGATCGCAGACATGCTCGCTCAAAGCGGGATGGAAGGCCCCGCAGGCCAGATGAAGCAGCTTCTCGACGGCTACAGGGCCGTGATCGAGGAGGTTGTCGGCGGCGGGGCGCCTCAGCAAGGCCCAGTGCCTGCTGAACAGGGCAATGTTCCTCCTGAAACGGCCGGAAAGCCTGCAGTGAGGGCCCTCTAACATGCTGGAAGGCACTCCCTCAGGCGGATCCGCGCCCGATATCGACGTTGATGCCCTCTTAAACCAGATTGAGTCGCCGGGAAGCTCAGAGATCCCGATGACAGCGGCTGGGGCTGAGCCCAGTGTGGCGCAGGCTCCTCCTCAGCCGCCCCAAGAGTATGAGTTTACGGCGAACGGAAAGCCCATCAAGGCCCCGCTCGACAAGATTCTGCAGTGGGCCTCTCAGGGATACGACTATCCCCAGAAGATGGCGGAACTGAACCGCCGGCAGCAGGAGTTTGAAGCCCAGCAGAGGGCACTGAAAGAGATCGAGGGCCGCTACAAGCCCATTGATGATTACGTTCGCGAGAACCCGCAGTGGTGGGAGCATGTGGAAAGCTCCTGGAAGCAGCGGGAACAGGCGTTTGATCCCAACAATCCCATCGCACAAGAGATTCAAGCCCTTCGCTCCCGACTGGGTGAGCAGGATCAGATCATCCAGGAGTGGAAACAGGAGCGCGAGCAGAGGCGGATCCAAACCGAGGACGCCCAGTATCAGGAGCAGATGGAATCCATTCGGAAAGAGTTTCCGAATCTAGATCTCACCACTCCTGGGGCCGATGGCAAGTCACTCGAATACAAGGTCTTAGAGTACGCCCAGAAAGAGGGTATTAGGAACTTCAAGACCGCGTTTCGCGACTTTTACCATGACGAGATCCTGAAGCTTCATGCCGAGCGCGCGAAGGAAGAATCTGCCAAGGACCTGCAAAAGAAAACCAAGCTTGGACTATTGGGGAAATCCCCAACTCCTCAGCAGAGCTTGGCTCCGGTCCAAAACCTAAAATCCAAATCTTACGAAAGCATTCTGGACGAGGTGAAAGCCGAGCTCGGCCTGGGTGCTTAATGGGGGAAGGCCATGCCACTGACGTATGACCAGCTGAGTGCGATCACTCAGAAGAAGTTCATTCCGAAGCTTTACGACAATATCTTTGACTCCAATGCGCTCCTGATGCGGCTCAAGAAGAAGTCGTATGAGAAGCTGGACGGCGGCGAGAGAATCGTCGTGCCGCTCAACTACGCGACTGTGACGAGCTCCGGTTGGTATTCGGGCGCCGACACGCTGCTCACGACCGACAACGACGTCATGACCGCTGCCGAGTACACTTGGAAGCAGCTTTACGCCAATATCTCGATCACTGGCGCTGACGAGCGAAAGAACTCGGGCGACTCTCAGGTCCTGAGCTTGGTGAAAAACAAGGTCAAGATCGCCGAGAAGACCATGCTCGATAAGCTTGGAACCGGGATCTACTCGGACGGGAGCGACACGAAGTCGATCGTGGGCCTCCGGGACATCGTGGCCACCGACCAGACCGTAGGCGGCATCTCTCAAAGCTCCTACAGCTGGTGGCAGGGCGGGGTCGATAGCACGACAACCGTTCTTTCGATCGCTGCCATGCAGACCCGGTTCACTGCGGCTACTGTCAATAACGATAAGCCGACTGTGATCGCAACGACCCGGACGCTGTACAACTCGTACTACGCGCTTTTGCAGCCTCAGCAGCGGTTTCAGGACTCTGAGACCGCCAAGGGCGGCTTTGAGAACCTGATGTTCAACGGCGCGCCGGTTATTCCGGATAGCTACTGCCCGGCCTCAAATATGTTCTTCCTGAACGAGAACTATCTCCACCTTTTCGTTCACAAGGATTGTGACATGAAGTTTGAGCCGTTCCAGAAGCCGGTGAATCAGGACGTCAAGACCGCCAAGATCCTGTGGATGGGGGCTTTCGGTAGCTCCAATAACAGGCTTCATGGGCGGCTCTCGGCCACAACTTCCTAATAGGTGAGGTGAACACACATGGGATCCATGCAATGGCATAGTGCAGGCCCGATTCAGTTTGAATCGGTCTCTCAGGTCACGGCGACCCCGTCGGTCGATCTGGGAACGAGGCTCTGGTATCAGGGCGAGGAGTACGTCTACTGCTACAATTCAGGGGGCGGACAGGCGAGCAAAGGCAATGGTGTCAAGTTCATCACCGGTGCGAGCGGTTACTCGGTCGCTGCGACCTCGTTGACCGATACCTTCAGTCCGTGTGTCGGCGTGGTGAAGCACTCGACCATGGCGACGGCCGATTACGGCTGGGTCATGGTGAGGGGCTTTGCGTCGGTTGTCATGGTGTCGGCCACGACCGCTGATTACAAGATGATTGCCTTGGGAGTGGACGGCAAGTTCATCGAGGCCTCTGGCACTACCACGATGGGGACTGCAACGGTTGTCGGATACGTCCTTGGGGCGAATACCGGCGCTGGCGGCACGGCCTACGCTTTCATCAAGACCGGGGTCTAATCCAACCATGTTGAGGCGGGTGCGCTCAGTGCTGAGGGAGCTGACGCAGCAAATGCCCTTCCTGCGAGAAGGGCAGCCCGCCTCTACACAATCTCACAAGGACAATCGACGATGGTTCTAAAAACGGTAGAGATGGATTTCGAGTACATGAATATGATTCCTGGACCGCCCAGGAATCAGCAGGAGATGTACGCCCAGGCCTGCAGCAACGATAAGACGACGGTCTCGACGTGGCGGCAGCAGTGGTTGGAACAGATCGCAGCCAATAAGGCCAGGTTCGGCTCCTTCAAAGCCCAGGGGATTGGGCAGCTCTACGGGAAGTTCGATAAGCAGCCCGTGATCGTGGCGGGCTCAGGGCCTTCGCTTAAGAATTCGATCGAAGACCTCAAGGACACGAAAGGGATCCCCATCCTCTCCTGCCTGCACAATTTCCATTACATGGAAGATCACGGGGTCAAGGTCGACTACTACGTTAGCCTGGACGCCGGTGCCGTCACGATTCCAGAGATCGCTGAAGGCGGGAAGAAGACGTTAGACGAGTACAAGGAGCTGACGAAAGACCGGACGCTCCTCTGTTTCATCGGGACGCACCCGGATCTCCTCAAGCTCTGGCAGGGCAAGGTTCTTTTCTTCAACTGCCCGATCCCCGATGAGGGGCTTCTCTCTGAGATTGAGAAGATCGAGCAGTTCCATACTTACGTATCGACCGGCGGAAATGTCCTGGGAGCTGCGACCTACATTGCCAAAGCGATTCTAGGAGCCAACCCCATCGCCTGGGTGGGATCGGATTTCTGCTTCTCCTACTCCAAGCAGTTTCACCCGTGGAAGTCGAAGTACGACGGGAACCTGGGTGAGGCGATGCGGGCGGTCGACGTCTTTGGCAACAAGGTCCTCACCTGGGCAAGCTACTTCAACTTCAAGATCTGGTTTGACTGGCTGGCGTCGACCGTGGCCGGGCTCTACATCAACTGTTCAGAGGGCGGCACGATGGGAGCCTACCCCGAGGGCAACATCATGCAGATTCAGCAGATGCCGCTCAAACGATTCTTGTGGATGTACACGATGTACCATGAAATGCGGGCGCAGTGCTTAGAGCCCGAGAAGAAAGACATGAAAATTCTGTTCTAGGAGGAGCGAGAACATGGCCTTTACGTTGGATATCATCAGTAAGTCGGTTTGGGGGAATAAGCGCCAGCACTGCGTTTCGTGCTCGATCGATTCGGCGAGCGGGAACATCGATACCGGCCTATCGGTGATTGATTACTTCTCGATTGGCCAGATCTCGATGGCGACTGCCTCACCCACATTCAAGAAGAACATCGGCTCGGGCGCGACCTCGAGGCCTGGAATCCTGAACATCAACTCAGCTGCCGCAGGGGACGTCTTTTACGTCGTCGCAGTAGGACGGTGACCCATGGCGCACGGTCATGGGTTTCGGGTTTTCTCAGTTACGATCGCATCAGGGGCGACTCTGAGCAGCGAGATCGACCTGGGGAGGCTCTTTCAGAAGGTTTACATTGACCCGACGGGTGCCAATTCCGAAGTCAGGTACCAGGCTGCTGAGAAAGCCTCAGGCACCTACCGGCAGGTGTATCTGCCTCAGGCGGCGGGAACTTCAACCGTCCAGGCAAACATCTGGAAGGTAGCAAGCGCAGTATCGGGAGGAGTCATCGAAGGCCCGACTGGGCTTCGGTACCTCAAGATTGAAACGACCGCTGCAGTGAGTGATGGGGCGACCCTGAAGCTGATCTGCGGCGATTTTTAGACGAAAAGGAGACGATCCCAGATGGCCAATGTCCGCGTGTGGAACGATAACGTGCATCCTTACCGGGAGAAGTTCAAGGACTGGGATATCCATATCCCGCCTAAATCCTTCATCGAGATGGAAGAGGGCGAAGCGATCCTGTTTAGGGGCACGTTCAGCTTCCCGAAGCTTGATGCCGACGGCAATGACATGCCCGAGGGGTTTAAGATGATCCGGCTAGAGCCAATCGGTCCATCTGAGCCCGTCAAGGTGGATGAGAACCGCTGCCTGGCCTGCACCTATAAAGCGTCGTCCAAGGCGGATCTCGATGAGCACGTCAATGCGATGCATCTCGAGCAGATGGTCGATAAGGACGAGCAGGAAAAGCGCATCAAGGCCAAAGCCAAGGCGCACTGATCGGAGGAACCATGGGGTTTAAGCGCGTCGAAGATCCGACAGCAGTGACGCTCAAGGGGAGATGGCGCGCTGAACTCCGTGGGCCGGATGGGGAGCTGAAAGAGGTCAGAGAAGGCAATAACGTCGTCTGCACGAACGGCAAGGAGTTCCTGGCCTCTTTTCTCCAGAGTGCAGCGGCTGCGGCCTCGACCTTCACCATGCGGTACATCGCCATTGGAACAGACTCGACTGCCGAGGCTGCTGCCAATACCGCGCTCGGCACTGAGCTCGCTCGGCATACGGGGACCGTCAGCTACGTATCGAACCAGATCTACAAGGTGACGGCGACCTTTGCGACAGGCTCTGGCACGGGAGCCATCGTGGAATATGGTCTATTTAGTTCCAATACGGCTGGAACGATGCTCGCTCGTGATACGGAGAGCGCGATCAATAAGGGCGCGAATGACACCCTGACGGTAGTCGCCCAGATCACGCTTTCCTAGCCCAAGGGAGGGGCAGTGGCTGATTTCTCGCAGACGATCTCGAATGTGGTCAACTGCTTCGGGGGATCGCCATCGACGAAATGGGGAAATAACGCTCCTTACACAATGACCTGGGGAACGTCCAAATGGGGCGAGGGCACGGAAGATCTTCAGGTCGCAGTAGTGAAGCTGATTTCAAACTCACAATCCCTTTCTGACGACTATTCGCGCAGGGTAGAAAAGCTAGTTTCAAACGATCTGACGCCTACGTCAGAGACGACCTCAGAGACGCTTCAGGACGGATCCGGCTGGAGATACGTATTCACGTCGGACACGACTGAGGCTGAGAACCGAGATGAAGCTTCCTACTCCTCAGGGACGGCTGCGAGCACCAGCTGGACCTCTGCGACGGCTGCCTCTACCAGCTGGAGCTAGGCTCAATGACGCCATCTGAACTCGAGACTCATGCGCGCAGGCGTTATAACGCCGTAGGCGATACCTTCTGGTCGCAGCAAGAGATCTTGGACTACCTCTACAACGCCTGCCTCCAGATGGCGCGCGAGGCGCTCGTCATCGAGCAGGCGTATACGACGACCACGGTCGCAGGAACGCAGGAGTATGCGTATCCGACGAACACGATTCAGATCAAGCGCGTCACCTACAATGGATCGAAGCTCCAGCCGATCAACTTCAGGGAAGATGATGCGCTGACGGGTTTCAATGCGTCGACGACGGCTCAGGGGTCGCCTCAGTATTACGCGATCTGGGATGAGACGCTGATCTTGAGACCCATCCCCGATGCGGCTCAGACGCTGAAGATTTACAGCTACAACGAGCCCCAGGCCATTACGATCACCTCCACTCTTGAGGTCCCCTCCCAGTTCCACATGGATCTTCTCGATTACGTGAATGCTGAGATGGCAGCCAAGGACGAGAATTTTAAAGCAGCTGAGTACTACATGAAGCAATGGGCGGATAACCCCATGAAAGGGCTCATGGCCGCCAAGCGGTATGCGGCGAGAAAGAAGAGGGGTGATGCTTTCGCTGCGGTTCAGGATGAGGAGCGACTCGGGATCACGATCCTAGGGATGGTATGAGCGGGCAGAAGATCTATCCTGGCAGAAAGCCGATTCTCTTCGATGGGGGGCTCAACAATAAGTTTGAGCGCTCGATCATCGAGGACAATGAGTCGCCTGACTGCCTGAATGTCGTTTTTTCCAACGGATCTGTCGCAACTCGCGACGGGTTTGCCAAGCACAATACCGCTGCCATTGGGTCATTTGTGATCGATGGGCTTTACGTGAGGCGCGCCAACGACTCGACTGAGACCATGATCGCCTTTGCGGGAGGCTCGGCCTGGGCGTTGGGGGGAACGAGCTTTACGACGATCGCCTCAGCGCAGTCGGTCTTTACAGCAGGCGTTCGGGTCGGGGCTTCTCAGTTTGAGAACCATCTCTTTTGCGGCAATGGATACGTGATCCCCTACAAGTGGAACGGGACGAACTGGACCCGTCACGGGGTGTATCCTCCGACGACGACTCATTCCGTAGCATCTCAGGCCGTAGGTGTCTTGACCGGCGATTACCGGTACAAGGTCACTGCAGTCAACTCGCAGAGTGTCGAAAGCGACGTGGGCCCAGTCAGCACGACATTCACTGCGGCCGGGGCTACCCTCCGGGTGTCCTCCATCCCGACCTTTGCGGCAAGCTTCGGGATCAGTGAGAGACGCCTTTACCGCACGGAGGCGGGGGGTAGCACTTTTAAGCGCGTGACGACGATCGCGGATAACACGACGACGACCTATGACGACAATAACGCCGACTCAGCCCTAGGTGCGACAGCTCCGACCGATAACGGCGTTCCGCCCAAGTACTCGGTGATCATCTATCACCAGCGGCGGCTTTTCATGAACGATCTCGCGAACCCGAGCTACGTCTGGTACACGGGTCTTGACGAGCCTTACACGGTCGCTTCAACCAACTTCTTTATCGCAGGCGATGCGAGCGCGGATCTGGTCAAGGGCTTCGGCGTCTATGACAACTCGCTTGTGATCTTCTGCGAGAAATCCGCCTGGATCAATTACATGCCATCTACTTCGGATTCGGATTGGCGCCGGGTCAGGGTAAAGTCGAGCTACGGGACGAAATCGCCCTTTTGTATCCTCGATTACAATAACAAGACGCTCTTTCCAGCCATGCAGAATGACAAGCTGGCGGGTTTCGCAGCGCTCAACGGCGATACGGTCGATCCCTCGGCGACCCTTCTCACCGTTTCGACCGCAGGAAGCGATCTCAAGAGCGAACGCATCGAGCCTGACGTCTTCAACATGCAGGAAAGTTACGTCGGGAACTTCTCGGGCATGGTGTTTAAGAATAAGGCCTACATCGCCGTCACCTACGGCTCAGGCCAGACGACGAATAACCGTGTCTATGTGATGGACTTCTCGATTTCCAACATTGCCAAACGCCAGAGAGAAGCTTGGGTCCCTTGGACGGGGCTGAACGCTGCTCAGTTCGTCATTTATGCCGGCAATCTCTACTACGGGTCATCGACTGCCACAGGATTCGTCTACAAGCTCAACTCAGGCGTCTATTCCGACGATGGAACGGCGATCAATTCCTATTTCTGGACGAAAGAATTCGACGGCGGGTCGGAAGACGCAGAAGCCCACAAGGACTTCCGGGATGCCCGCTTCCTGGTCGAAAAGGCCGGCGACTACTTCATGACCCTAGGCTGGCGGGTGGACTCAGACTCAGGAGACGGCGATACCGCGCAGATTGATCTCGACCCGGGAGGCTCCCTGTGGGGTTCCATGGTCTGGGGGCGCGATAACTGGGGCGGCGGGGTGGATCAGCAGGAGATCAGGCAGCCCTTGGCGGGCGCCCGGGGTCAGAGGATTCAGTTCAAGTTCTCGAATCAGAACAGGGTGGGCCAGATGTTTAAGGTCCACTGGGGAAAGTTTTCCTATAACCCGAAAGGGAGGAATAGATAATGCCGATGCCAGGACAGCAGGCGCAGCAGTCGCTGCCTGAATATGATCTCGCCAGGAAAAGGGCCCAGCAGCGGGTGACCGCATCGGGCCAGGAGCAGCAGGATGCCCTGAAGAGGCGGTTCGCGGCCCTCGGAGGGCTCAATAGCGGGGCTTACATCAAGCAGCAGCAGCTCGCGCAGGACAGGCAGCAGGAGCAGCTCCAGGACGCAAACGAGGGGATTGATGTTCAAGAAAACGCCGAACGCAGGCGGCTTCAGGAGCTGAAAGAGGGTAGGGAGTTTCAGGCTGGGGAAGCTCAGAAGCAGCGGGAGTTTGCCTCAGCTGAATCTCGGCTAGGCCGTGAGTTCGCCTCGGGTGAGTCTGCCCTGGGGCGAAGGTTCGCAGCTGAGCAGGCGCACCTGGGCCGCGAGTTTGATGCTGGGCAATCCGAAAAGCAGCGCCAATGGGCCAAGACTGAGGCCCATGACCAGCGGATGTTCCAGAAGCAGCTGACCGAGCAGGATCTGGAGTTTAAGAACAAGGTGTTTAACGCCGAGAACGCGGCGCGCATCGATCAGTTCAACTTGGCGCTCAAGCAGTTTGAGATGGATAAGGATACTACTGAGTTCAACAAGTGGCTGGCTCGAGAGGAGCTCAACCGGCCGGATGGGCTCATCAGAAGCATTGGAGGCCAGGGGGGCCTGTTCGGGCTCTATGGATCACGAAAAGGCGGCGGCTGGGCAGGAAAAGTGTTCGACCCAGGCGGGTTGTTTTAAGGGGGATCTATGGCGCAGGTCATGATGCCACAGAGAAGGGCTGGAACCCCATTCGGAGCAGTTGGATCCGCGGTGGGCTCGATCTATGGACCGGTTGGGTCTGCCATCGGAGGGGCCGCAGGCGGAATGCTCGATCAGCAGGGGGCGAGAAAGCCTCCCGGCGCGGTTCAGTCGCCCGGAAATGCCATTGATCGCAGAAAGCAGCAGCTGGATGAGGCGGATCCTACCAAGGCCCTTGAGGCCGGGATTCAGTCGCTGCCTGAAATGCCCGACGAGGTGCGCGCTGAGTATGAAAAGCCGCTTATGGAAGCCTATCAGCGGGCAAGGGCGCAGAAGATGACTCCCGGAGGTGTCTAATGGCGGTTGAAGTCAGTCGACCGAAGAAGAAGGAAAACGATGCGCTAGGAACTGCTGGGATGGGGCTCCAGATCTTCCAGGCGTTCAAGGGGTCGGGTGGAAAGCCTGGTGGGCAGGCGGATGCCTCGTCACAGTATAGCGGGGGCGGGAGTGGAGTCGGGATCTCATCGAAGAGGAGCCTAGCTCAGGCTGACGACGGCGGGGCGATGGGAAGGCGCTTTAAAACCCTTCGCGGCTCCGGCTATGGAGGGTACGCCTAATGCCAGTCGCAGTGAATCAGCCGCAGAGGCGAGAAAGTGGGCTCGATAACCTTGTCAAAGCGCTCCAGGTCGCGCAGTCCATCTATGGCATCAAGACGGACATGTCGAAAGCCAAGCTCCTGAAAGAGCAGCAGGAGCGCGAGACGCAGATTGCGCAGGAGAAGGCTGGCCGTGAGAAGACCGAGTTTGAGCAGAAGCAGGCTGATTGGCAGAACCAGAATAGCCCGGACAGTCAAGAGTCCATCTTGGGCAGGAAGGTTGCCGAGCAGGCGGGGTACAAGGTTAGTCCGACGACTACCGCAGCTCAGCTGAAGAACACTCCCGGACTGAAGGAAGTTGTCGAGTCGCTCGCCAAATCAAAGGCGACGGCGCAGACGGCAGAGCCGAAGGAGAATCAGGGGCGTGCCGCGCTTTTCGGTAAAATGATGGAGCAGGCGGAGCAGGACTTTTCCAATCTAACGCGATCAGGATTCGATCCGACTAGCCGGATGGCGGCGACAGGTAACGCGATCACTCCAGAACCATTTAAAGGGGAGAACTGGAAGCTACAGAAGCAAGCAGAAAGGAACTTCCTAGCGGCCTACCTTCGTAGGACTTCTGGAGCGTCTATCAAAGATGAGGAAATCGAAGAGGGTGCGGTCCAGTTCTTCCCGCGTCCCGGCGACACTCCGGCAGTGATCGAACAAAAGGCTGCCAATCGGGCGCTCGCGATCGAGTCGTTAAAGATGGAAGCCGGGCACTTCTGGGGCAAGGTGAAGATCCCGCCGCGAATGCCGCTTGATCAGTCAAAAGCGGGCGGATTCGGAGTGCCAGGAGTTCAGGATGCGCAGGCCAAGGCGGCTCCCGAGATTGGAGCAGTCCAGAAGGGTTACCGATTCAGGGGAGGCGACCCTGCGAATCCTAAAAGTTGGGAGAAGGTGAAATAGCGATGGCTGGCCCATGGGAAGACTATCAGAAGAAGGGAAAGTCTGATGAAAGCGGCCCATGGATGGACTATCAGGCTGCTCCTGCGTTTCCCAAGGACGCTCGGACCTTCGGACAAAAGGCCGTTGACGCTGCGGTTGGCGTGGCAAACAAGATCGACTCCTACACTGGGGCTCCAGTTCGGGCTGCCATTGGAGAATTTCAGAAATCAAACGATCTGGTCGCTGCTGGCCGCGCACTAAAGGGCCAGTTTGGAGAGGACCCGAAGCGGGCACCGACGGAACGTCAGATCGCTCAAAAGGCCGGTGTTTCGACTGAAAAGATCCCATTTCAGGCGCTTCCACTCCCTTTCAAGGCCGCTGCTCTGGCTGGTTATGGGCCGACCTATGAGGATGCCGCTGCGGTCGGCATCGGAGCGACAGCCGATCTTTCCAATATCATTCCCGCTGCAGGTCTAGCGGGAAAGCTCGCCAAGGGATCGACCACGTTCGCCAAGGCGGGGCAAGGACTGCAGAAGGGTGCGGAAGTCGTTAGCGGATTGGCCAGTAAGCTCGGCAGGAAGACGGCAGCTACACTTACCGGGCTACCCGAGAAGGACATTGCGACTTATGCCAGGCGGACCGGCGAAGTCGAGAAGCTGATCAAAGATAGCGGTGGGGAGCTTCCTGCTGCGGCCGACAAGATCAGGGAAGATCTTCAGACAGCCATTCGGGCGAAACGAAAGGAGCTGTCCGATCAGGTTGGAAAAAGCCTCCAGGCGGTGGGTCCTGAGCGTAATATCGACATTCAGCCCGTTTTGGCCCAACTGGAGAAGGCCAAAGGAGCACTCAATCCGAACTATGACCGTGGGGCAATAGGTCAGATTGACGAGCTTATCCAGGAGATCAAGCGAGGGGCCAATGCCCAAAGTTCCCCCTTCCCAGGGGTTGAGAAGACTGAATACCTCGTCAGCGCCAAAGATTTGCACGACATTAAGGAGCTTCTTCAGGACCGAGCTCGATCAGCTTACCTGAAGGACGGCCAGATCTTTCAGGCGGCACCGCAGTCAGCCAGGGCCGCCAAGGCCGCGGGAGCCATCGCCAGGAAGCAGATCAATAGCATTGCACCTGAAGTCGGGAAGGCCAATAACCAGCTGGCCGCGCTGCATGAGCTTGAATCCAGGCTAAATAAGAATCTCCTCTCCCCTGGAAAAAGTGATTCGGCGCTCTATGCGGCTGGATCCGGTTCGAATCAGCGCAATCAACTGATGCTAAAGAAGATGGGCGATATCACTGGATACCCCATTCAGCAGAAGGCAGAGAATCTTTCGGCTGCACGGACGTTCAAGGACGCCCAATGGCTTCCGGCTGACAATACGGGTAAATCCGTCGCCAGGATGCTTGGTGGATTCGGAGCGGGTTTCCTTGTAGCTGGCCCGAAGGGGGCTATTGCCCTGGGTGCTTTGACCAGTCCCGCCGCGCTCAAGTTTGCGATTCGGACTGGTCGCGTATCGACTGAAATGGTCAGCAAGCTCGCTGGAGGCGCGAAAGACCTGTCGGATGCCACGATCGGACGAGCGTTCCGGGCGCTCAATACCGCTGAAGGACAGGCTGTACTGAAGTCCTATCGCGCTGGCGCCCCTGAAGCCGAGGGTATGGCTGGCGGTACCAGGAAGGTCGCTGCTGACGAGGAGGACAAGGGTCTGAAAGGCGCCATCCAGAGGAGGCAGCGCAAATCCTCTGGACCCTAGCCCAAGCCCGGGTGCTATACTTACGGCAGTTCAAAGTAGTCCCACGATTCCACCCGACGATTCCCATCTGACAGTCTGAAGTGCCCATTCCGGGAGTCGTCGCGTGCCCGCTCCATCAGTTACCTACACGTTTTCGAACTCGACCACAGCGGATGCGAGTCAAGTTAACCAGAACTTCACGGATATCATCAACGGCGTCAGTGACGGCACTAAGGACCTGTCGATCTCGGCCCTCACCTGTGCAGGGACTGCGACTCTGAACGGCAACGTAAACCTCGGCAATGCCTCAGGTGATGATCTCACGATCACGGCGAGTCTTGCATCCACCATCGCGATCAAGACGACGAACTCCTATGACATTGGCTCTTCGACCTTAGGCCTCCGGTCCATCTACTTCGGAAGCTCAGGGGGCGCGTTCGGAACGCGGCTCATCGGCGGCGCCGTTACTGGGAACATCACACTCACTCTTCCGATCACCGACGGCGATGCCAGGGATTTCCTCCAGACCGATGGCTCAGGCACCATGTCCTGGCAGCCGCACAGGCGTAGCGCCTGGGGCGGTTACAACGTCGGGATTGCCTGCTCAGTTGCCTCCAATGCGCTGACGATCGCTCTCAAAGGCGCTGACGGAAACGACGCCTCGGCTACCAACCCCGTTGAGATCCCATTCCGAAGCTCAACCGCTGCGACAGGAACGGTCACTAACCGGACGGTTACTGCTGCTCTATCCATGACGGTCAGCTCGGGCTCGACCTTGGGGCATACGGACGGGACTGCGCATCCCATCTATGTCTACGCGCTCGATAATTCTGGGACGGTGGAGCTCGCCGTCTCCCATACCCTCTTTGACGACGGCACCCGGCAGTCGACGACCGCAGAAGGAGGCGCAGGAGGCGCGGATTCCAATGCGGTCATGTACTCGACGACTGCGCGCACCGACGTGCCCGTCAGGCTTCTGGCGAGACTCACCAGTAATCAGACGACGGCCGGCACCTGGGCAGCGGTTCCGACCGAGATCGCCGTGGGACACTTCGAACCTAAGCACGTTGGCGTCCGGGCTAGGACGGCCGCAGGTCAGTCGATGCTCAATACCGATACGACGATTGTCGTCTTCGGAACTGAGATCTATGACACTCACGGGGCATTTAACTCATCCACCGGTGTCTTTACCGCGCCTGCAGCCGGTTATTACCATGTGGCAGCTCACTGCCAGGTGTCTGATAGCTCGGCGGCTGGAATCTTCTTCTTAGATCTCTATCAGAACGGATCAAACGTCTCGCGGCTCTGCTTCCAGGGGAAGATGGGGACGAATACCGAGAACGTGGGGCTCGGAGGCTCAGCCGTTGTGAAGTGCGCGGTAGGGGACACACTCGATGTTCGCCTGACGAACCAGTCCGGCGCCAATGAAACGCTGATAGCGACTGCTGCCCTCAACTGGATCGCAATCGACAAGTTCTATGACATTTAACCGGGGGATCCGATGAAACGCTTTGAGATCACCAACCAGGTCAACGGAATGAAGTTCGCCTATGAGGCTGATGAGGCCCGGGCGACTCTCGAGCCGGAGTGGGGTCCTAATCCAATCATTGTTGAAACCGATATCACGGCTGAGAAAGCACAGAAGAAAGCTGAGCGGGACGCAAGACGCGCGGCGATCAAGGACATTAAGAGGGCGAATACGATCCCGGCGCTCAAGGCGGCATTGGAAGCGCTCGCCAAAGAAGTGGGATTTGAGGTCGATTGACGATGCCTGACTGGGCCCACTGGGTGGAGATCGGCATTCTGGCCTTGGCAGGCGGGAATCTGTTTTTCATCCGGCGCCTGGTCACTAAGCTCGATGAGGCGTCAAACGGAATCATTCAGATGCGCGCCGAAATGTCGAACTGGCGCCAGCAGATTAAACATATTGAAGATAAGATCGTGCTTCTCTTTAAGCACGTGGATGAGATCTCCGATCTGAAGCGGGACGTCGCAGTTCTGCAGACGATCATGGACGCAGTGAAGAAAACGCTCGAAAGGAGCTGAGAATGGAAAAGGTCGAAGTGAAGGTTTCGGTCGCGAAAGAGGCCCATGAGCTTGCGGAAGCCGTTAAGAAGCTCATCATCGCAGTGAAGGAGGCCGTGAAAGACGGCTTTCAGCCCGGGATGGACATTCCGGTGATCCTAGCGCCCAACCTCCCCGCCCTTCTGGCTGGCGTGGACGGCCTGGATAAGCTCGGCGACGAGCTGAAAGAGGACAAGGCAGCCTTCTTGAAAGCCTGGCTCCTGGCTGGCGCTGATATCGCTGAAGCCCTGATCAAGAAGGCCTAAATGAGCTGGATTACGGGCCTCATCACTCTCATCAAGGCGGTCCCTGATTTCCTGAAGCTTGCCAAGGAGATCATGGGATTCCTGCATGAGGTCGCCGATTACTTCGAGCGTCATAAGAAGCTCAAGGAGCTCAAGGATGCACTCGAGAAAGCCAGGAAGGAGAAGGATACCCGTGGGCTCGATGAGCTATTTGGCGGTTCTAAGCCTCCTCCCCCTGCTGCTTAGCGGAATGGCCTGTGGAAGGCAGGGGATGCCCGCTTACTCAGGTAAGTTCTGGGCGGGCTCAAGCGAGGTCGAAGGGATTGAGAGGCGGCAGGATACCCCGCCCGGACTCCTCCGGTGCGGGGATCCCCGCTTTGACGGGTACATCTGCCTGTCGGCCAAGGACCTGGCCTGCCTGTATTCGACCTTCGTTCTCAACTGCTCGAAGTGGAAGAGCCTCAACCCCGGCTGCCCGAACGTGAGCACTGAGCAGGTGAAGGACGCCTTGGAAGCGATGGGGCTCCTCCGATGATGCCCGTCAGGATCGTCCTGCACTGCAGCGACACCGATAACGGGAAGCCCGTGGACGTGGCAACCATCCGGAGGTGGCATCTCGACCGGGGATGGGCCGATATCGGTTATCACGTCGTTTTACAGCCCGATGGGCAGCGGGATAAGGGCCGGGGGCTCAG